GGGCATGTTCGTGAGTGGCTGAGGTTCGGGGAACGAGGGTTCAGGCGTTCAGCTTCGGGGACAGTTCGCGGATCGAGCCGACGCCCTTGGCGGCGAGGACCCGCTGAGTGGGAGTCAGGTCGGGATCGGCCGGGGCTTCCTTGTGCTCCGCGGCCTTGGGTCGGAGTCCGAGCTTCTGAACCTCGGCGGCGACGGCCTTGCCAAAGTCCGCCATCTTGGCGGTTAGGGCGGCGTTCTCCGCTTTCACTCGGATCAATTCCTCACCGGCCACCTTCGCGGCCGTTTCGAGCGTGGCGACTCGGGCCACGAGTTCGTCGGCACGTTGGGAGGCGGACGTGGCCTGGGCGCCGGCAGCCTCCAGGAGTTCGCTGGCTGCGGTTAGTTCGCCGTGGAGCCTCGCATTCTCGACCGTGAGGCGTTCGTTGGTGGCCAGGACATCGTCCTGGTCTTGGATGTTGGGCTTGTCGGACATGGCGTTGGATGTGCGTTCAGCGGAGTTGGGAACGTTACGCTTCACTTGCTGAGGCGACGGGCGACGGCCTTCGCGTAGGCGAGGTCTCCGAGGGCATCGACGAGCCCGTGGCGCTTGGCCTGATACCCGTCAAACACCTGGCCCTGCATGGCGCCCTCGGGGATGCTTTCCCGAGCGCGCAGCACGTCGGTGCGAAAGACGTCGAAGGCCCGCTGGGCTTGGCGCGTGAACTCGGAGGCGTGGTCGGGCGTGATCTCGGTTCCCGGCATGCCCGCGGCCTTGAAGGCGCCCTCCTTGTTCGTGAACACCCGGACTTCGATGCCCGCGTTGGCCAGCATACGGTGGTAATCCACCACGGACACGTAGGCCCCAATGCTGCCCACCAGTGCGGAGCGGGAGGCGACGACGGCCTTGGCCTGCGAGCCAATCCAGTAGGCCAAACTGCACATCGTGCCGCCCGCCCACGTCACGGTGGGCTTGGTGGAATTGAAGACCGCGTCGGCAATCTCCGCGCCGCCGACCGAGAACCCGCCGGGCGAATTGACGTCGAGCACAATGGCCTTCGCCTCCGGGTCGGCTTCGAGGCGGCGGAAGGCGTTGAGCACCTCGGCACTGTCCTCGAACCCGTCGAAGATCAACTCGCCAAGGTCAGGCCGGTAGGCCAGCACGCCGCTGATTTCGAGGACACCGATACCGCCTTCGACCGAGGTTCGGGGTGCGAAATGCCCTCGGGTCTTCCGCCAAGAATCTGGCTCGGCAGCAGCAGGGGCGAGCAGGCCACTGAAGAGGGCCTGCCCGGCGCGGGCCTCAATCAGGGGCACCTGACTCGCCAGCTTGGTCAGGAGGGTTTTGAGCATCGTCGCCCGAGTTGGGAACGTTACGCTTCACTTCGTTTTGCCCCCCTGTGGGAGCCCCCTTTGCGGAGGCCAAACCGAAGCTCGCCATGACCGTTTCGACCGGGATGCCGTGCTCGCCCGCAACCGCCTTCGCCCGGTCCAGGATGTAGTCGATCTCCTCGAAAAGTTGGTCGGTCTCCCGCCGCCACGACCTCCCGCGGTTGCCGTAGTGGTCCCGGCGCGTCATCAGACCGCGGGCCACATCCTCGCGCTCCTGCGCCATCTCCCGGCCGGCATCGATGGTGATCTTGGACGGACCGATGAAATCGCACCGCGCCCAGCCCTCTGGGGCGGGGAGAATGCCAGACACGATCCCGCTGGCGATGACCCGTTGCCACGCCGACCGCCCCAGCCGGGCGGCGACCTGCTTGCGGCGGTCGAACTTCCGCTGCGCCTTGCCGTTGACCGCTCGCTGGTTTGGGCCGGTCAGCTTCTCGTCGAGGAAGAACGCGGGTGGCAGCCCCATCCCGGCGACGAAGCACCCGGCGAGGTAGCTGATCACCTCGATGTTGTTGGCCGGGGCGCTGGGGGTGTTGACCTGCTTCAGTTCGTGGCCTTCGGGGACGGTCGGAATGTCGCCTGCAACCAGGTCGGCGACCGTGAAGCTGCGTTGCTTGGCGTTGCCTTCGGCCGGCGGTTCTTCCTCCGTGGCGGCTTCACCGGCCGGCTCCGGCGGGGAGCCCCACGGGTTCTCCTCCAAAGGCGCCCCCTGGATTGCGAGCGTCAGCACGGTCGAGAGCTTCGAGAGGACCTTCTGGAAGCCCTTGATGTCGCCCGCGTCCCGCATGTCGTTCGCCCCGCGGCGAATCGGACTCATCCCCCGGTACTGGGTGTACCGCTCCAGGTCGAAGAGGTGAACGAGCGCGTTGGCATCGAGCAGCGTCTTGCCGTCGAGCCAGTAGCCTTGGACCCGGCCCTGCGTGTCGAGTTGGACGCCGTCGAAGATGCGGTCATCCGCGACCGTCGGCTTGTCGATCCGCCAGGACTCCAGCAGCTGGACCTGCGGGAAGCCGGCCTCGTCCGTCCAGAGGGCGAACACCTCGCCGTCGGTGTCGAGGTAGAAGGACCCCAGGCGTTGCAGGTCCCAGAAGTCGAAGCGGCCGGTGAAATCCGCCCGCTCCGCCCACTCGTCGAAGAAGGTGTTGGCGGCCTCGTTCCACTTCCGGTCCAAGGTCGCGGCCCGGGGCACCATCGGGGTCGAGTAGTTGGCCACCAGATCGGTGGCGTAGAACACCATGCCGACATTGTCCCAAAGGTATCGGGCGACCGACGCCAGTTGGAGCCGGTTGAACTTCGAAAGCAGCCGGTGGACGTAGAGCCCGGTGGCCGGAATCGGCGTCCGGTGGTCGACCCTGTTGAGGGCCTCGAAGTAGTGCCGGACGGGCGTCAGTGCTGGGGCCGTGGTCGCAGCCGACTGTGGAGGTCGGGGCGAGGCCGCTCGAGATGGGCGGGGGACAGGCGGAAACAGGCGACGGAGGAACGGAATCACAGGACGGCCTTGTGGAAGGTGGGATGCAGGCGGTTGTACCGGGCCACGTCCAAGGGCGGGTTCTCCGGATCGGCGAGGGTGTTCACCCATTCGAGCGCCTCCTCCGCCATCACCGCGAGTTCCGCGGGCGTGTAGGCGCGCTCGAAGGTGAAAGTCACCGACCCGCCGGCCTCCGAGGTCGAGAGCACCGTCTGGCCGTTGACCACGCTGGCCGCCCACTTCTGGACCACCAGACCATTGAGGGCACCGACGAGGGTCTGGCCCTCGGTCAGTTGGAGTTTCAGCGCCCGGACCAGCATCCGGACTTCAACGCGTGGACGTGCCGTCACGCCCGAGCGGGAACGTTACGCTTCAACCTCTGCGGCCGACGAGATCGGGGAAGGCTTGGAGTGGGGCACCACGGGTTGACAACCCGGCAGTCGAACGCCAACTTGCTCTCGCCACTACTGCGAACGGGCATCGCGTGACTCGGGTGATGGCATCTCCGAGTCGCTGCCACTACTGTGCGCGGGCAGCACAAACGGGAAGGAGCTCTCCCGCCCAAAGAGCATCTCACGATGTATAGGTTTCGTGAGAAACTAGCACCTTCCCTTGATGCCTATGGACAAGATCCACGGCGTCTTCATCAGAAAGGGACCCGGTGGATTCCTTAGCGTGTCGATCGCCCCATGCGCACTAAAGTATGTTGCTGTCATTGTGGTGACTATCACGGTGGGGGACTCCAGGCTTCTTAAGCTGCTGCAGACGTTCCTCGACTTCTGACTTCCTCACATTGCACGGATGCGCCCTCGCGGCGGGGGCGCATCCCTTTCCTGTATCGTTCTGACCGACTCCTTTGTCTGAAGGATGTTCGAGATGCTTGCTGCGGCGTCGATCATCAGCTCGCAATCGAGGTAGTGGTTGTCCCGGCGCTTCTGGACCCAGAGCACTTTGATACGCCCGCGCGAGTCCTCCCGCTCTTCCCGGACTTCCGCCGTCATCTGCTCGATGTAATCGCGCCCTGTCTTATTTGGGATGCTCCAATCGCCCACCACCCCGTGGGTGAAGAGCGCCAGGTGATCCTTGATGCTCGGGTTGGACCACTGGAAGAGCGGCAGATGGCGGCGGACCTTTTCACGGCGGGCGCCGAGAGTCGGGTCGACCAGGACCCGACGCCACACCCGGCGCACGGTCTTCCCGGTGCGGGGGTCCTGGCTGAGGAACCACTCGGCGTCGTCGCCTTTCATTGCCTTCCAGCCGGTGGCTATGCAGAACCGGTAGACCTCGGACGCCTTGAAGCCGGTGTCGATCATCGCGTTGACCAACGGCACGTTCAGTTGGCGCCGGACCTCTTCGAGTTCCGCCGTGGTGTTGCAGCGGCCGTAGGCGAGCAACCTGCTCGCCCCACCGGCGCCGAAAGCCCGCGCCACCCAGAAGTAGTGCTCCCCGCCACGCGCCTGCCGGTCCGCCGCGATGAAGCGGGCTTTCTCCAGCGGCCACGGATCGCCGAAGTCGTAATCCGCCCGCCGGGCTTGAAGGTAATCGTCACTGGTGACCAGCCAGCGGTCGAGGTCCCACGGCTCGCCGAGGGTCTCGGTGACGAAGGTGAACATCGGTTCGATGTCCCCGAGGGTTCGCATAGCGTCCACCGCTGCCACGAACTCCTCCACGATTGCTCGCCACTCGATCCAGTGCGGCAGGAGCGCGTTCCATGTGTAGCTGACTCTGGATTTCGGGGCGTTGGGGTTCTGCGGCACGAACTGTCCGTGGCTCTCGATCCACCGCCGGTCCACAGGCGTGTCCTTGATTGGGTGTCCGCAAGACACGCACTCGTAGCGCACGGTTTCCGCCAGGGCATCGAAGCGCCATTTGCCGCCGGGTTTGGTGATGTCGTTCGAGTCCCACTTGAGCTGCTCGAACTTCAGGGGCTGGAGCTGATGGCAGGCCGGGCACTCGAAATGCCACGCCCGCTGGTCCCCGGCGCGGAAGGCGGTGTCCATGGCGTCCCCCTTGGTGCCGGGGGTCGAAATCAGGAACCGCCGCGAGTTCCAGAAGGACCGGGTCCGCTTGAGGACCATCTCTAGGCGTCCTGGCGGGTAGTTGCGAACCTCATCGCAGAAAAGCCATCGGATCGGCTTGGACTGCAACCGCGCCTTCGAACCCGACCAGCCCGCGTAGAGGGGCATGCCGTCGAAGGCGAACCCGGTCAGGGTTGGCTCGCCCATGCGGGCCTTTACCGGACGGCAGGCCTCGAAGGTCGGGGTGAGCCGGTCCCGGAGGAAGTCGCGTAGCTCGTCCTTGGTCGCCGTCACCCACATCGCCGGCCCGGGGTCTTCGGCGATGGCCCAGCAGGCGCAGTTCATGACGGTCTGGGTCTTCGCGCTCTGGGCCGCGCACTGCACCGCGATGTCCCGGATAGTGTTGCTGGCGAAGTCCTCCATGACGGGACGGACCCAGGGGGACGAGTCGGAACGCCACCGGCCCGGCATGGGCGAGGTCTCGTCGACCTGGACGTGTTCCTCGCACCACTGCCAAGGAGGACGGCGGTCGGCGGGTTTGCAGGCCGTGCAGAATCCCTCGATGAGGGGGTGGCGTCGCGGATCGTGTCCCACGCCCAAGGCGGGACGTTACGCTTCACGGGCGAGAAGGCGATTCTCGCCTGTCAGACGCCGCGGGCAGGATGGACGTAGCGGCCCGGGCCTTCCGACAGCGCCTACCCCGGTCCTCGGCCTGCCTCGTGGCGGTCCCGCTGGTCCGTCTGGACACGAAAATGCCCCTCGGGGTCTCCGAGGGGCGTTTCGTAGGGCGGTGACTGTCAGGCCTTCTTCGCCGGGACCAGTTCGAACACCCGGGCGTAGAGGCGGACCCGGCCGGTGATGCGGCGGACGATCTTGGCGGCCTGCGCTTCGCCGAGCTTGAAGGCGGCGGCGAGGTCCTTGGCGATGGCATCCCGGTCCTTGCCGGTGAGGAACTGGTAGGCGACGAACCCGCCCTTGGTCTCCTTCAACTCGTCGAGGGTTGTGGGAAGCCGGTCGGTGGCCTCGCCGTCCGCGTCGGACTTCGCCGCCTTGGGAGCCTTCGCAGGTTTCTCGACCTTCGCCGAGGTGGGGGCGGGCTGGGGCGCGGGCTGCTCGGTCGCGGGGGCCGGGGTCGCTTTCTTCGCCTTCGCCGGCTTCGGCTCGGTGGCGGTCGTGGTCTTCGAGTTCTGGTCCTTGGTGGCTTCGGTGGTCTTCTTCATGTTGGTCTTTGGTCGGGGCGGGGGTTTGGTTGATCCGCTCCGAACGTGAGTCTCGCTACGGTGGGAGGGTGAGAGTGTCCAAGGGTTCTCCGAGGATTCCATTGGGCCGGCTCAGTAGAAGAGGCCCATCTCGCGCAACGACGCCCACGGGCGCGGGTGATCGGGACCGGACTGTCCGATCACGACATGGTCGAGGACCTCGATGCGGATGATCCGGCCCGCCTGAACGAGTTCCCGGGTCGCACGGATGTCGGATTCGGAAGGCCTCGCGTCCCCTGACGGGTGCGAATGGGCCACCACGATGGCCGAAGCGTTTCTCAGGATCGCGGTCCGGAAGACCTCACGCGGCGACATGAGGACGGTATCGAGCGTGCCGATGCCGGCGAGATGAAAGCCTGTGGCGCGGCGTCGGGTGTTTAGGTGGACCACGCAAAGGCACTCGACTTCTTGGCTGTACCAAGACGCCGTCGCGATGTTCGCCATCCAGTAGTCGTAGATGCGGTCCGGGGAATCGCAGCAGGCTATGGGCACCGGCAGTTCACGAAGGCGGACGACGCCGAACTCGTGGTTGTCCTTCGAACGACGGCGACGGGGAGGTGTCTCGCTCATGGTCAGCCCAAGGGGATGAAGCCGCCATTGTGCTCGGCGATGGCGCGGTCGTAGGCCTCCTCGATCACCGACTGCAACGTGTCGCAGTACACGTCGAGGACGCAGGCCAGCACCATGGATTCCGCGTTCCGACGGGCATGCCCTTCCACTATCCAGACCGTGTAGGTGTCGTCGGGCTCGTAAACAACGATGAGGGTCCACGCCCGGCCGGGCTTGCCGTTCACGCGAGCCTGCAGGCCGACATCGAACTCGACGCGGGGCGGACCGCCCTCCGAGGTCAGGCGGGAGCGGTATGCGGAGCGGTACTCGCCCTCCGCTTGGGCGCAGCGGTAGCGGAAGTGCTGCGCGCCGATGTAGGTGAAGGCCCCGCGGAGGCCGCGGCCTCCCGCTTGGTCGATGATGGTGCGGATGGTTTCAGGGATCGAAGCAAGGTCCATACAGCGAGCCTCGTAGAGGGCGCGCCGGGTACGGGTCCAGATGCGAGACAGGCAGGGTGACTACGAAGCCGGTGGAGGGCTGCCATCGAGTGCAGCGCGAAGCAGATGGACACGTCGCTCCAACAGATGATCGGAGAAATCGGTCAGTCTTCGCGTTGAGTCTCCGCGGGTCTGGAAGACCGCGTCGGATTCGTCGAAGCCGAAGCCGAACATTCCGTCGGGCTTACCCGATACCGTGAGGCAGTTGGCCATGAACGCCCGCATCTCGGCGTTGCTGAAGAGCAGCGTGCAGTCCCGGTACCAGCTTGCGTTGATGCGTTTGGTTTGGGCCCGATCTGGGGCGTAAAGGCCGAACAGGAGGATGAAGTCGGCCTCGGCTGGAACGTCGAAGCGGTTGAACCAGGTGCGGTACTTGAAGCGGACGGTCGTAGACCGCTTGGGTTCATCGCCCCCGTAGGTCCTCGACGCCTTTACCTGAAGCGTGACAACCCGACTCGATTGGTTCGCGGACTTCCTCAGCAGCGCAAGGTCGATGCCCTTCTCTTGCCGGGATGCGGGCACCAGGAGGGCATAGCCATCGCTCTTGGGAAACAACCTTTGAAGACGGTTCGCCAGAAGGAATTCCGGCCACTGGAGGGTGAAGACGGGTTCCATGAGGTCCATTCCCGATCGCCAGTTGCGCGCGGAATGCGGCCGAGGTTGGTGCAAGGCCCGCTTTGGTCAACCCTCGAACGAAGGAACAGATCGCGAGCCCGGTAGAACAGAATCCCGTCAGCTACCGGAGGCGGTGCTCTGCCAGTGCCTCAGCCGTTCGTCGATAGTGTGGAGCTGCTTGAGGACCTCGTCCTCTTCGTCCTTCAGGCGGGCCTCGACGATTTCGACCGGATGCCCGACCAGCGACGGGGCCACTCGGTGAAGCCGGGTGACGACGGTCCGGATCGCGGAGCCGAGTTCGGCGCCCAGGTGGGACACTTCCTCGACCGGGATCAGCTCTCGCTTCAACTCCCGGATCTGCACCTTCAGCTTGGCGTTCTGAAGAACGACATGCTGCGCCTTCTCCTGCTCGTAGTTGACCGGGGATCGGTTCGGAGTCTCGAAGAGCCAGCGAACAAGCGGCGCCAGGTACACCCGGCTACCGCGGAATGCCTCCGAGCCGGAGCGCTTGGCGTGCTTGATGGCGGTCGATGGAATCCCGGTCGCCGCTGCGCAGGCGGTGATGCTGTCGTAAGAGTCCTGAAGGCTACGCTTCTCGTCCTTCTCTCGGTAGTACCGAAGGAGGCCTTGGATGGCGCCGACCAGTGGATATCGCCCGTTGTCGGGGACAGGCAACCAGCCTTCTCGGGCAAGTTCGCGCAGACGCCGGTCCGTCAGTCCCGAGAGGCGGATGAGTTGCGCCGTGTCGATGGTGCCGGTGTCACCCATGGGTCAGGCCTCTGGTGCCTCGATGATCCAACCGACGAACTCGCCGACCTGGAAGAACACCCGCGCCGTCTTCGGCAGGAGCCGCGTGTCGAAAGGGCGCTGGTATCCTGCAAGGGAGAGTTCCTTCTGAAGGATCGCAGCCGGGTCCGCGCCCACCGCGAGTTTCTGCTGAAGCGTGAGCCGGCTGAACGCCGTGCCCACGTAGCCGGGCGGCATCTGGACCTTGTCGAGGATCACGAGCGCGCCGCCCGGTTTGGTCAGGCCTTGCAGGCGGCGCAGGAACGATCCTCGGTGGGCGACGGGCAGGAACATGAAGACAAGGAAGGCCACCGCGAAGTCGAAGGGCTCGTAGGCGTAGCTGACAGCGTCAGCGACGACGAACTCGGGCGGCCCGGCGTACTGGTCGGCCATCTCGTGGCTCTCGTCGAGGGCGGTGAACTTCACCTTCCGTTGAGCCATCGTTTCCCGGAGTGCGTTGCCGATGTTCCCGGTGGACGCCCCGATGTCGTACACGCGGCCACCGTTCGGAATGTAGTGACGGCCGAAGTGGGCGACGGCGTTGGTGGCGACGTCATACCACGGAAGTTGCTCGCGCACGTGTTGGTCGAAGTGCTTCGCGACCGCACGGCTGCGAAACGTCCAGTGCTTCGGGATCTCAAGTGAGGATTTCATCACGGATGGTCGTGGCGATGGCTGCCATCATTCGGGGAGGCACGGCGCGGCCGAGGCGCTCCCATTGCTGGCCGTAGCTGCCGGTCAGGACGAAGTCGTCGGGGAAGGCGCAAATGCGCTTCAGTTCGGCGATGGCCAGCTTCCGCTTCTCGGTCGGGTGAGTGACGCTGGCGATTCCCGGGTGCCCGTGGCTCGCACAGATGGTCGGGCACGGCGCGTCCGGGTGCGGGCGCACCAGGTTGAAGTAGCGGTCGGACGATTGGCCAGGGCGGAGTCTGTCCCACTCCTTGCCGATGGCGAAGCGCGACATGTCGAGGCCTTCGACCGCGAACTGGTTCGGCTTGGTGCCCAGCACCGTCGGGCAGGGACGGTCCGGGTCGAACGCCTGGCCCTTCTGATCGAAGGCCGCGCCGGTGCCGCCGGTGATCCGCGCCTCGACGAGTTCGAGTCCCTGATGGCTCGTCACCGGGTTGTACGAGCCGTGCGCGCTGACAGTCGGCGATGGCGCGTCCGCCGGCTTCCACGTCGGCCCGTACTTGCCGCGCACGATCCAAGGCAGCGCGTCGCGGAGGGTGTAGCGGTAGGGCAGCGGCTTCGGGAAGATGGGTGTTCGCCCGAGGTCCTCGCGCACGCCGATGAAGATCGTCCGTTGCCGCGCCTGCGGAACTCCGAGCCATTGCGCGTCCAAGACCTTGACCCCGACCCGGTAGCCGCAGGCCTTCAGCTTCGCGAGGATTTCGAGGAAGTAGCCCTTGGCGAC